CGACAATGTGGAGGTGAAGTAATGAATAACGAAACGTTTGCAGGATGGATTGCTTTCTATAACAATAAGAGAGTTGAAATAAAGAAGACTGAAGCTTGTGACCTTTATGGTGCAAAACAGTTAGCGATTCAACTTATGAAAGTTCCTAAGAGCAAGACAGGTCTTCTTGCTATTGCTGCCGCTTATGAAGAGGTGAAGTAATGAAATTAATAATTGGTTTAGTAGGTGGGTTTTTCGTGATGGGTGCGGTAGGTGGTTTAGAGACTGACGCTATGACCATCATGGAAACATTGATGTATAGCGTCGTCGGTGTAGCTATGTGCGGTTTCGCACTATCTGATATTGAAGTTGGCTAGTCTTTAGGTAGATGTTTTGCGTGAATCTTACAACCGATGAACGCGTTGTAAAAATCATCCCTGAGTAGGACATCATACTGAAACTGCATCTTAGCTTCATAGTACGAACATTCACCCTTGGTTCGGCAGAGTTTCAACACTTCCCTAGTGAAACTCTCCGGGCCTTTCTCTTCAACTAAGGTTTTTACTTCTATACTGGAACCAAAATACGTCTTCCAGTCAGACTGTACTCGCGTTTTTACCTTACGTTTTCGAGTCTTCGTCACTGGCAGTGTTTTAGGTTTCCAGAAAAACTTCTTACCGATGTACTTCTTTCCGGTACTAAGTTCAGTTACTATATAAACAAAACCCTGATAATCTTCTAGGAAGGTTTCTTCAGGGTCAAATAATTCTTTTTCGTATGTCCAGTTCATAAGTCTACACTTTTTACTCTTTTATGTGTCATTTATGTAGACTTATGGTAACTAGTCCTCTTCGTCTAGAAGTTCTGCGTCTACGTCCGAACCGCACATAGGACAAAACCGTGGTTGGTCATCGTCGTATGTAACTTCTACATTAGTCTCAATGTCGCAGATCGGACATTCGATTAAATATTCAGCATTCATCATGCTACCTCTTGCTCCAGTTCATCCCAACCATAATCGGTACCTTCCATACCGACAACAGAGTATTCGGTCACACGTTTCTCAAAGAAGTTGTCGTGTGATGCTCCGTTCAGTACCCAGTCCAACCAAGGTAAGGGATTATCTTTTTGATTAAATAATGGTTTCATTCCAAGTTGAAGTAGACGACGGTCAGCAATGTGACGGATATAGTCGATGACTTCTTTCTTGGTGAGACCTTGTACAGCGTTACCCGCGAATGCTAGATCAATAAATTTAGTTTCTAACATGACTGCGTTTTCAGCCATCTTATATATCTTAGACTTTAACTCGTCATTAACGATGCGCGGATGTTCTCCGCAGAACTCACGGAACAACTTCGCGTTACCTTGTACGTGTAGAGTCTCGTCACGGATAGACCACTCGACGATTGTCGCCATACCTTTCATCTTACCGAAACGTTGAAAGTTCAGCAACATGACGAATGATGCGAATACTGACATACCCTCATTGAATACCGACTGTGCCAAGGAAAGTGCTAGTCCAGCATTAGTTTTGGAGTCTCCATCTTTCATGAAATCAATCTTATCAGCCATCTCCTTATACTCAAGGAACATATGGAAGTCTTCGTCCGGTAGTCCCAATGTATCATTCAAGAGCGCATAGGCACGTTGGTGTACTGCCTCTCGCGCCGCAAATGATGACAACATGTTTCGGACTTCATTGTTTTTAAAACGAGGGATCAATAATTCGTGGTAGTTCTCACCTACCTGTACATCTGACTGAGTGAACAATCTTAGTACGTGAGTGATGAACGTCTTTTCTTCCACGGTCAGTTTGGTCTTCCAATCCTGTACGTCTTCAGAGAGTTCTGCTTCGTCTTCAATCCAGTGCACTTCTTCGTGCTTCTTTGATAGGTCAACTGCCCAAGGATATAGGAACGGTTTGTACGTTTGTGAAAATTTTAATAGTGACATATTAATCCTTTAGAATAGTTTGTATATATGGTGCGAGAGTTTTTGCTATTAATTTACTGCCCGCCACATTGGGGTGAGAACACCCAGTTAAATATCTTCGGTTTTCTTCTTTTAATCGGTGGTATCTTACATATTGAAGAGGTGGCATTTTATCCTCTTCTGATAACCAATTTTCTACTATAATATCCATAATGGTATTGTAAATAGACTCACTCTCTATCCAATGTGTATCCCCACGTGGACTTTCTATACGCCACTGACAACTACCAATGCGTTTGTCGATTATCCTACCGCCTCCATGATGTACTGCGTCATATATCTCTAAGGTATCTATGAACGGCTGATGGTCAAAACTGTTTATCATTCTATATGGAATATCATACTTATAACATAATTGTTTTAAGCCGAGGTATGCCATCTCGGTAGATACTCTCAAAATAGTAGGGTCGGGTGCTTCTACATGAGGCCAACGACTCCACACAATTCCTTCTAGCGCACCATCCGTGTCAGGATTAGGTTCTCGATCTTTGTCTCTTTTGGTATCTCTCTGCCAATCACTGAAACATATTAAAAATGCGTAGTTAGGTAACTCTTCTTTCGGAGTCTCTCGAATAAATGCCATAACGTCATGCGCTATGGCAAGATTGGAGTGACCGTGGTGTCCTTTGTTAATGACCTCAACACCTAATTCTTTCGAGAGGTAGTAGGGAAAGTTAAGTTCGTTGATTTGTATAGTGGGTTTACTACGGTACCCCTGTACATAACTATCCCCAAATACTACTAACCTTCGCAAGCCCGACACTCATTGTCCTCCTCATTACCTATTTGAAATCCACCACCATCCGCTAGATTACTCATCAAGTCTTCGTATCCACCGATGTACTTTCCATCAATATATATCTGTGGTACTGTGGTAACATCTCGACCCGTAACTTCGGCAGCAGTCTTACCTGATTCCTTTAAGTCAATATAGTCGAACGGCATTCCTCGCAGAGTTAATTCATCTCTCGCCATTTCACAGTATGGACAACCTGTCTTACCGTATATGATAGATCGACTGTCACTCTGAAGTGCTACGCGTTCTACTTTATCAGATACAGTTTCCGCACGGGAAGTCGCCTCTGTTCGCAGGTAGTACAGACCCTTCAGACCTTTCTTCCAAGCATTGAAATGAACCTTGTTTACGTAACGCTTAGGCGCACCTGCCGGGAAGAACAAGTTAACCGATTGACCTTGACAGATATACTTCTGACGGTCAGCAGCGTGCTCTATGACCCAGTTCTGGTCTAACTCTTGCGCAGTCTTAAATACCGCCTTCTCACCTTCGTTCAAGAACGGTAAGTGTTGTACCGAACCTTTATTGGTGATGATAGAAGTCCATATAGAGTCGTTATTGTACCCCTTATCAGACAATAACTGATTAAGGTAAACGTTCTTGACTAAAAAGGAACCAGCGCGAGTTCTATGAGTGTACGCATTGGCCTTCAATGGTTCTATAGAAGGACTGGTTGATAGTATAACACCGGACGAGGCATTAGGCGCAATGGCAATCAAGTGCGCGTTTCTCATACCAGTACCTTCCATGTCTGGTGCCTCTCCACGTTCCTTACCTAAACGAAGTGATTCCGCAGTAGCCTGTTTTTGGATATTTTTGAATACTACATCGTTAATCTCTTTCGCCTTGTCAGATTCCCATGCGACTCCATGTTTTTGTAACAAAGAGTGGAATCCCATCGCACCTAAACCTAACGAACGTTCCTGTGATGCGGAAAAACGAGCACGTGAGATATGGTCAGGCGCATGTTCTATGAAGTAATCAATGACATTATCAAGCATAGTAATAATATCAGCAACAATAGTAGTGTCTTTCCACTCATCATAGTATTCTAAGTTGAGGGACGATAGACAACATACTGCCGTACGGTCTTCGCTAGTGGGTAAATGAATCTCGTTACATAGATTAGAACCATGTATCTTTAACCCCTTCTCCTTTAAACTCATCGGCAAACCACGGTTCGCAGTGTCAATGAAATTCAGGTATGGTTCGCCTGTACGGAATCTAACCTCAAGGATTCGTTCCCATAATTTACGGGCATTGACAGATTCTTTTACCGAACCATTACTCGGGTCACGCAGATCGAAAGTTGTATCGTTCAATACGGCCGCCATGAACTCGTCGGTAATATTAATCGCATTATGAATATTCAATGCTTTGCGTTGAACGTCACCCGTAGGAATACGAATGTTCAAGAATTCTATAATGTCTGGATGATGTACATCTAGGTATGCCGCATATGAACCCTTACGCGTCTTTCCTTGACGATAAGCAATCATGTCTGCGTCTACTGTGTGTAAGAAAGGAATCGGGCCAGGCGCTATGTCTGAGACTGTACGAACGTCCGACCAATGTCCACCTACACCACCACCCATAACAGACAGCCATCGCAACTCTGTGGTATGGTCGATCAGTCCTTCGAGGGTGTCCGGTACGAAAGTGAGAAAACATGATATGGGTAGTCCACGAGACTTACCATCTTTATCTGGAGCGTTAGATAGTACAGGGGATGCGAACATGAACCATTTTTTGCTTACATAATCATACAATCTCTGTGCTAGTGCTTCGTCTAACACTCCCTTGTACGATGACCAAGCAATAGCCGCTCGAGCATATCCTTCTTGCGGGGAATCTTCTTCTGGGCGTAAGTAAAAGTCTTTCAACATACCTGTGGCATAATCAGTCAATAGGTCATCGCGACCCGTGTCCATTTTAATATTCATAACGACTCTTTTTTTATCTGGAATAATCATAGAATGGTTCGTCTTCAATGAAGTCGTAATCTTCTATTAGCATTTGTTTGCCATCATTGAAAAACTTTTCACAACGGTTCATTATATATTCGTCTTGTTCATCTTCGTCTAACAGACCTTCCCACATCATATGATTGAGAAAAGAGCTATTGCGGTTTTTGACCAAGAACCTATCGGGGGATAGTAGTGTGGTGTCTGTACCGTCAAGCGATACATATATCAATTTGCTATCATCGTGTCCCTCATCGAGGAAAGATGTCAGATCAGACGCGACATCGAAGATAACAATTTTGTAGGAGGAGCAATCTATAACTTTCATGTAAGTGCCTATCAGCTATCAGTTAACATGGTGTCCATTATACTTGATTTCGAGCGAGATGGCAAGAACTATTTTTTAAATTTTTCAGGAAAGTATCTGCGCAACATGTCTGAGGCAGATTTCCTTTTGTTCTTCCTATCGTATTTTTTGCGGACAATGACAGTTTGATTATCGTCACCGGCTCCAGGCACTGACGCGGTAGAGGTCATCTCTTCCTCAAACCGTCGTTTAAATTCTTCATAGGTCTTCATGCGAAAGTCTCTTCGTAATTACGTTGAACGCCCGCCAACGAATAGAGCATATCATACACGAATATGGGGCGTCATGTCAAGAACATTTTAGTAATGCGTCCTTTATATAGGGTTTTGGGAGA